TCGACGCCTGTTTCTCGACGACGACCCGAACTCGAGGTCGGATCCGGTGCATCGGCAACGTCCGAGGTCGGGCCAACCGCCACTACCAGTTCTCGCGCAAGGGAGAGGCGGGCGAGGAGGGGTTCGGGTACCATCGGATCACGGCCGACGACGCGGTCGCCGCCGGCATCTTCTCCCGCTCCGACCTCGCCATGGCGCAACGGACCCTCCCCGAGGCGGTCTTCCGCGAGCTCTACTACTGCGAGCCCGCAGACGACGGCCAAAACCCGTTTGGGATCGACGCGATTCGGAACTGCGCGGAGCTTTGCAACGGGAAGGCCTCGGGCGACTCGGTCCGGGTCTGGGGTCTCGACATCGCTCGGAAGCGGGACTGGGCGGTCCTCGTTGGCCTCGACGGTCACCGGCGGGTCGCTCGTTTTTACCGGTGGCATGGTCTCTCGTATGGGGCTCTCGTCGAGGAGGTCGTCCGCCTGGTAGGCAAGGGGTCGAAGTCGTGCGTCTTCTACGACGCGACAGGGGTGGGCGACGCGGTCGGCGAACAGATCGCCGCGGCTCGGGTGTGGTGCGAGCCCTTCATCTTCTCCTCGGCCTCGAAACAGGGCCTCATGGAGGGGCTCGCCCTCGCCCTTCAACAAGGGCGGACTACGGTCCTCGACGGCGTCCACCGGTCCGAGCTCGAGGCGTTCGAGTACGACGTCAAGGCGGGGCGAGTCGTCTACGGGGCTCCGTCGGGGTCGCATGATGATACTGTTTGCGCCCACGCCCTCGCGTGGTATGGGGCGGAGAAACTAGGGGTCCGACCTGCGGGCCGCGTCGCCGTCCTTGGGACTGCGACTGTGACAAAGGGTGCGACAACATGGTGAGAGGACCGATCCTAGACTCCCAGGGCCGGGTAATCCCGACCGCCCAGGTGACCGAGCGCACCAACCTTATCGGAGCGCGGAACTATCGGGGAGGCCTCCCAGACGCGGACGCCAACCTCTCGTTCATCCCGTCCGAGCGGCGGGGCATCGCGGGCTTGCAGGGCAAGTTTCAAGAAATGATGCAGACCCACGTGGGCATCGCCTCGGCGGTGTACTGGGCGATCACCGAAGGCGCGGCCCTCCCCAAGGAGATCGTTTGGCCGCATCGGCACGAGCCGGGGGTCGAGGAGAAGGCCTTTATGGACCTCTGTCAAACGGCGTGCATAGACGACGCGGTCGTCTACGACGGCATGGTCGAGGGCGAGACGGCCCTCTGGGCGTACCCACTCCTCGACGCCTTCATGGGGTTCGGCCTCATGTTTCCGCGTATGCTCACCGGCGGTTCGGTCGAGTGGTACCCAGTCGCCCACAACGCAATCATGTTGTGGAAACCGAACGGCTACCTGTTCGGCGGGGCTCGGTTCTCGACCCCGAACGGCTACGATGACCTCGACGCCGACCAGTTGGTCCACACCGTCCACGGGTTCGCGGGCGCGGGTGAGTTCGAGGGCCGGTCGATCCTCCGCGACTGCGTCCAACCCTTCGAGCTCTGGAAACAGATCGCGATCAACGCGGGCGTCTACAACCAACTCGCGTGGGGTTTCCTTGACATCGCCTACGAGCCCTCGGTCGGCGAGGCGGACGTGGCGGCGTTCAACGAGTTCGGCCAACAGTTCCAGGACGGGCAACGAAAATACATCCTCCGCCCGCAGTCGGTCTCGGTCGAGATGAAGTACCCGAGCGGGTCACCTCCCGACGTGGTCGGGCAGCTCGAATACTGGGACCGACAGATCGAGAAGAAGTTGAACGCCCCTCTCGCGGGGATAACGCAGTTCGGGTCGCGGGCCATGGCCGAGACGTTGGACGGGGCGCAAGGTCGCAAGGCCAAGGCGTGGATCAACGGTATCTTCGATCGGCAGTCTCGCGGGATGTTCCGTTGGTTGGCGAACCAGGTAGGCTACGAGGGTCGCCTCCCGAAGCTCCAAGTCCAGTCGGCCGAGCTCACGACTGGGTTCGACGGTTGGTCCGCCTACGTCAACGGGATCCAAGCGGGTCTCCTCACTCGCGGCCCCGACGACGAGAAGTGGGCGCGGCGTGTCATCGGAGCCCCCGAGCTCCCCGTCGAGGTAGTGGCCGACCTCCCCGAACCGGTTGGAGCTGCGACGGCGACGACTGCGACGACGGTCCTCGGTATGCTCTCCCCGAACTCGGCGACGCCTCTCGCCCCCGAGGCGGCGGTCATCCTTCTAACGATCTCGGGCCTTGCCGAACCAGTGGCGCGACAGCTCGTTGACGCCCAGACGCGCCTGTCTCTCGCGGCCCCCGTCGCGGCGGAGGCAGTGGCGGCGGTCCCAGTGGCAACGGCCGAGGGCGTCCCCGCAGACGCCGTCCCGCAGGTCGTCCTCGAGGGCAACGTCGAAGTCCCGGCGGCGATCGGCGAGGCGTCGGCCTTCGCGCCGGTGTCTCCATCCCTCTCGGCGTCGGAGGCCTCGAGCATCGCGGCGGCACTGGGCGAACACCCCGAGGTGGTCGTTCCCGACAAGGTCATGGCGGCGGCGGCGGCGGCGATCCTCGCTCACCGCATCGCGGGCAAGGCGCGGACGACCGACTCCGAGGCCCTCATGATCGCCCGCGACCTCGCGGCGGGCAAGCGGTTAGCCTGGTCGCGTGTCCTCGGCCTCGCGGACTACTTCTCCAAGGTCTACCCGCGGCACTCGTCGTCCAAGTCCTTCGCGGACGGCGGCCCCTCCTTCCACGCCTACGCCCTGCGGGGCGGCGACGCGGCTCGGGGTTGGGTTCGGTCGCTCCTCGTGGGGTACGCTACCCGCGCCCACCGGACGGCCTCGACGTTGGGCGAGCTCGGCGGTGACCTCGGCGACGGAGAAGGGGAAGGGGTCCTCGTAGTCGGCGGCGACGGCCGCGAGTTCACAACCTACCGAGAACTCCGACCCGAGGAGACGGTGGTCGGTTGGGTCACCCTTGCGGAGACTCGGAACGACCTCGACGCCCAGCTCGCGGTGAAGATCGACGAAATCGCAGGTCGTCATCGCCTCGCGGTGATCGGTGGTCTCGCGGACGGTTGGCAAGCGGGGGAACGGGATCGGATCTGGGCGACGTTCGTGGCCGAGTACCAGGCGGCGTTGACGGCGGCGGCGGGTGGCCTTCGGGCGGCGACCGAGGCCGAGGTGACGGACGAGATCAAGCGGTCGGTCCGTTCGGGTGCGGCGGCGGGTGCGACTACCTCGGCGGAGTCCGCGCAACTCGCGGCGGCGGCGACGACTGCGGCCAATGCCCAGTTCGCCACGGCGGCGGCGGCGACGCAGAAGGCGGGGGAGGTCATCGCGGACCGTGTCCAGGGTGAAGTCGAGGCGGCGATCCTAGCGGGCGGCGACCTCGACAACTTCGCGACTCGGATCACGATCGCCGGTCTCGTCAAGGAGGCGGCGGGCTCGCGGAACATGGTGGCCTCGGCCTCTCGTATGTCATCCTACGCGGCGGCTCCGGGGGCGAACCTCCCAGTCCCGAACGAGGTCATCCGAACCTCCATCCCCGACGCCAACCGGTGCGAGGTGTGCGCGGAGGCGGACGGGAACCGCTACGACGTGGCCTCGTTCGTGGTCGGCGACCAGTTGAAGCTCCCGCCCCTACCCGACCCGAACTGCGAGGGCCGCTCGGACTGCCGGTGCGGTTACATTGGAGTCTACAAGCGGTGAGACTTGCAACGGTCGCAGTCGCAGTCGGCGAGGGCGTACTTCGCCGGGGCCGCGCCCGCCCCCTTCTCGACGTGGAGGATAGCCCCCGCCTCGAGGAGTCGGACGAGCTCGGCGCGAACGGCGGCGGGGGAGGTCCCCATGGGCCACTCGGTCGCCCGAACGAGGAGGCCCCCAAGGTGCGGCGGACTTGGGTGGAAGTGCAAGCGGTGACACTGGGTCAAAAGATCGAGAAGGATTCGTTGGCGTCGGGTTAGCATGGGCGGCCTGTCGATTGGGGTGCGGGTAGTGCGCGGAAACGAACGCTAGCGGCACCCCTAGCGGCCACAAGGGGCTAGGCAAGGGGGCTAGCAAGGTGCAATCTCGGCCCATGCGTTACTCCCGCCCCAAAATGCGAACAGTGGCCGTCGACCTCGGCGACGACTCCGGCCTCCGGTGGGTCTCCCTCATTCCTCGCGGTGTCATCAACGCCCACGGGATGAAGTGGGACTTCGACGCCGAGGAGACGAACCCCGACGAGCTGCGGTTCCGTTGGGAGGACGCGGTCGAGTCGGTTCAACGTTGGTTGCTTTCGTTCGCGCCCCCGGTTGCGATCGAACACGACAAGAACGGGACGGCCGCGGGGTACCTCCGCCGAGTCGTCACCCTGTCGCAGTCGGAGGCGGCGGCCCATGGCATCGCCCAACCCTCCTCGGAGATGCTCTACGGCGGTCTCGACCTCACGTCCCCCAAGTGGGCGGCGGCGTTCGACGACGGCGAGATCCCCTACGTCTCGCCGAACATTCGCGCCTGGGCGGGGACGGAGCTCGACGAGGCCCCCGCCTACCCGTTCGCGATCGGCGAAGTGAGTTTCGTCACTGTACCCCAGATCAAAGCCCAACAGGTCCCCGTCGCGGAGATGCGCGGGGTCTCTCTCTCCGAAGGTGACCCGATGAAAATGTCTATGGAAGAATGCGCCGCCTACTGCGCCGAGAACGGGATGGACGAGGCGGCGATCGCCGCTCTGATCTCCAAGCTGTTCCCCGAGCTCCACAACGCCGCCCACGCCGCGAACCCCGAGCTCGCGGACGAGGCCCCCGAGGCCGACCCCGAGGCCCTCGAGGGCGCGGCTCTGGAACTCCAGAAGGCCGCCCAGGAGATCGAGGAGAAGAAGGTCGAGGAGGACGCTATGCTCTCCGAGGTGAAGCGTCTCAAGTCGGACCTCTCGGCCGCCCGTCGCGCGGTCGCCCTGGCGAACGTCAAGGTCGCCCTCGGCAACCGCAAGGTCTCCGCCCAGACCGAGTCCATGCTCGCCGACGCCTTCATCGTTGGCGGTGGCAAGTTCGAGGCCCTCTTGAAGGACCTCTCGACGCCCGCCGCTCGCCCCTCGGCCCCTCTTGCTCGCACGATCGCCCCGATGGGCCGCAACTCGGCGGAGGTCTCCCTCTCGGAGGTCATGGGCCGCCCCGAGAAGTTCGCGACCCTCACCGAAGACCAGCAGTGGAAGCTGATCACCGAGCTCTCCGACAAGGAAAAGTGCCACCCGGCCTTCGCGGCCTCGTGGATCACGTTCGGCGAGACCCCTGCGACCGTCATCGAGACCCGCGCCACCAAGGGCCGGTTCTAACCCACCCACCCCAC